CGCCGCAGTGGCGTGCGCGATCGTCACGGCGGTGGCCGAACTCGAGTACCAGGAAGGTGCCGCGGGCCCGCAGATCGTCGTCTTCTAGGCGCGTCGGCTGACACGTCCCGCACCATCGAGGCATGAAGCTGATCAGGTCCATGTTGCTTCGGTGGTACCTCGCCCTCCAGTCGCGAGAGACCGTCGTCGTCCACCTCAAGAGCGGGTCGTCGATTCGCGGCGTGCTCGTGGCCACGCATCGCGACGCCCTCATGCTTCGCCACGCGTCCGCCCTGTCCGCCGCCGGGTCCATCTCCATCGATGGCGAGGCCGAGATCCCGCGCGTGAATGTCGACTGGATCCAGCGTCTGCCGGAGGTGGCCTCATGAGCTTCGTCGTCTCAGAAGGCATGCCCCGCCGCGTCGGCGATGTCACTCCCGGCTTCGAGACGTGGCAGGGTCCCGGCGCCGGGTACATCGCCGGGCTCCGTGGACAGTCGACGCTCACCTACGAGCAGATCTACCGTTCGCAGCCGGCCGTCTACGCGGTCGTGAACAAGATCCTGAAGGGCCTGTCGCGCCTGCCGCTGCTCAGCTACCAGATGGGCGAAGACGGTGAGTCGCGTTCCGCGATCCGCGCCCATGCGCTGCCGAAGCTCATCAAGCGACCGTGGACGAAGCACTCCGACTGGGATCTCAAGGTCGAGATGATCTTCGACCTGCTCGTGCACGGGAAGTGCCTGGCGTGGAAGTTCCGCCCGGGCCCCGGCCAGCCACCGCGCGAGTTGTGGCCGATACCTTGGCCCGACGTCCAGCCGGTCACGGACCAGCGCGGGATCATCGGCTTCAACATCTACCTCGGCGCGGGCGTCTACTCGATCTCGCCCGATGACGCGGTCTACCTCGAGATGCCTCACGGCGTCCCTCCGCTCGAGCCGCTCAAGCGCACGCTCAGGCTCGAAGAGGGCGCGATCGACTGGCAGGAGAATTCGCTCGCCAACGGAGTGACCGCCAAGGCCGTGTTCACGACGAAGGTCAACGTCACGAACAAGCTCACGATGGACGCCCTGCGCGCCGAGCTCATGCCGCTGTACGCATCCGGACCGACCGGACGCACGCTCGCGGTCCTGGGCGAGGGCAGCGACATCAAGCCGCTGGCGGGCATCTCCGCGATCGACCTCGAGCTGATGACGCAGCGCAAGTTCTCGCGCGAGGAAGTCTGCGCCTGCTACGACGTGCAGCCGTCCATGCTCGGATTCGAGTCGACCGGGCAGCCGGCCACCTACGCGAGCGCCAAGGAGTTCGCGCGGGCGTTCTACGTCGACACGCTGGGCCCGACCGTGACGATGCTCGAGTCCGGCTTCAACGAGCAGCTCGTCTACTGCGAGCCGATGTGGGACGGCCTGTTCCTCGCCTTCGACATGTCCGCGCTCCTGCGACCGGACCCCGAAGCGCAGGCGCGTGCGGACCTCATGGACATGCAGTCGGGCACGACGACCATCAACCGGCGCATGGCCGCTCGCAACCAGCCTCCCATCGGCGACCCGGCCGATCCCAAGAACCCAGCCAACCTGCCGTGGGTCGCTGGCAACGGCTACCCGCTCGGGCTCGCTCCCGAGCATGTCCAGCCTGTGGTGGAGCCTCCCGCAGGAATGGCCGCGCTTCTCAACGCCGCGATCCTCGGCAAGTCCAGCGAACCTGAGACGAGGGGATGACGATGCTGCCCGACGTCAAGCGGTTCACCGCCGAACTGAAGGATGCGACCACCTCTGCGGACGGGAAGAACGGCCTCGCCACGATGGCCGTCTCCGTGTTCGGCAACATCGACCACTGCGGCGACCGGGTCATGCCCGGCGCCTTCACGAAGGACATCGCGGAGTGGGCCGCGTCAGGCCGTCCACAGCCGGTCGTCTGGTCGCACGACTGGGATGACCCGAAGTCCATCGTCGGCGAGACGGTGGAGCGGTCCGAGCAGCCGTTCGGTGACGGCAAGAGCGGACTGATCGTCAAGCAGCAGTACGACATCACGAAGCCGCCGGAGATGAGCCACGCGTCCCAGGTCTTCGACCTCGTCAGTCGCCGCCTCATCTACCAGGCCTCCTACGCCTACCGCATCGTCACCTTCGAGCTCGTCGACCCGGCTCCCGGCGAGACGACCCCGCGCGCCGACGGCAAGGTGCGCAACCTCATCGAGCTCAAGACGTTCGAGAACGGTCCCACGCTGCTCGGCATGAACGACCAGACGGACGTGCTCGAGGCCGCGTCGCGCGCGATCGACGGGCTGAAGGTCGGTCGCACCCTCTCGTCGACCAACGAGGGCAAGCTCACGGCTGCACACGACCTGATCGGCGAGGTGCTCTCGACGGTCGCAGACACGGACGGAGGCACGGAGATGGCATCTCGTGACACAGAGGTCAAGGCGCTCGACTTCGACGGCTCGCTTGTTGAAGACGACGCCGCCAGGGACGCGAGCTTCTCGCGCCTATGGCAGCTCGAGTACGCGTTCGAGGACACCATCTGGGACATCGCGTGCGACGAGAGCGGCGCCGACCCGGCCGCGCTCCTGGACGCCGCTGTCGACCAGTACGCCACCTCTCTCAAGGCATGGGGCCGCCTGTTCCTGGGAGTGGTCGCGGCAGACGACATCGGCGACGAGGTGGAGGAGGTCGACGGCGAGATGGTCGACATGGCCTCGCTGCGTACGGCATCCGTCAAGGCTCGTCAGGCTCGCGCGGTGGCCTTCCACGCCGCGGCCCGGAAGTCGGCCGCTGACACCGGGGCGACGATGGAAACCGGCAGGATGGTCGCGCTGATCGCGCGGACACGACACGAGGAGGAGTAAGGATATGGACCTCAAGGATCAGGCCCGCGCGATCCTCGCCCAGAAAGAGGCGAAGGTTACCGAGTCAGGCGTAGCGTGGAAGGCGTTCTCGGACGCCCGCGCCGCGGCTATCAAGGAGAACGTCGACTTCGGCAGCAACACGGCGGCGTTCGACAAGCTCGACGAGCTCGGCAAGAGCTACGACGCGGCACGCGACGCGGTCAACGACCTCGACGTCAAGTACCAGCGCGTGCTCGAGATGGCCGGCGAGGGCGAAGGCGTCCACGCTCCGGCCATGAAGTCCGCCGCCGAGGTCCTCGGCGTCGGCTCGATCGGCGATCGCCTGGTCAAGTCCGGCACCTACGCCGACCTCAAGGCGTCGGGAAGCCTCGACTCCAGCGCGCGCTTCGGCTCGACCAAGTCCGTCGAGCTCACCAGCGCCACCGAGCTCAAGACGCTGCTCTCCCTGGGCGGCACCACCGCCGCGGGGACCATCGTCCAGCCGGAGAGGCGCGACGGCATCATCCCGATCGCGCTCGCCCCGCTCACGATGCTCGACCTCGTCACGGTGTCGACCACGACCCGCGACGTCATCGAGTGGGTCCGTGAGAAGACCCGCACCAACGCCGCGGCCGAGACGGCCGAGGGCCTGCCCGCTCCGCAGTCGACGCTCGACTTCGAGATCGTCTCCGAGTCGTGCCGCGAGATCAAGCACATCATGAACGTGACCAAGACGATCATGGCCGACGCTCCCCGTCTCGTGTCGTGGGTCGACGTCTTCCTGATCGACGGCGTCAAGCGTCGCCTGCACAACCAGCTCGTGAGCGGCCTCGGCACCGGCCAGGACCTGCGCGGCCTCTACAGCATCATCGGCATCCTAACCCAGGCCAAGGGCGTCGACACGGTGCTGGACGCCATCCACAAGGCCATCACCAAGATCCGCGTCCAGAACGAGGGCGCCTACGAGCCGAAGGTCGTCGGCATCCACCCCACCGACATGGAGGCGATCCTGCTCGCGAAGGACACCCAGGGTCGGTACCTCATGGGTGGCCCGCAGGCGTCGCAGAACGTCACGGTCTGGGGCCTCAAGCCCATCGTCCACCCGGTGTTCCCGGTCGGAAAGCCGATGGTCTGCGACCCGTCCATGGCCGAACTGGTCATCCGGCTCGGCGTCTCGAGCTCCTTCTCGGACAGCAACCAGGACTACTTCGAGAAGGGCATCATCACGCTGCTCGGCACCATGCGGGCCGCGTTCGGTACCAACTTCCCGACCGCCTTCTGCGAGGTCGACACCACGGTCTAGCAGCAGGCGACAGGCACGTGACGAGGGGGCCGGGTCGCACAAGCGGCTCGGCCCCCATCGATTCCACGAGGAGGGCATGAGCCATGAGCGTCATCACCAGCGAGGCACGGCTCTACGACGTGTTCCCGAACACCGACATCGAGTTCCTTGCCGCGGTTCCGGGCAGCGAGATCGAGGAGGGCGAGTACAAGCGGCTCGTCGCCTACAACAAGAAGCGCGGCGCGGCCGTGGCGACCGTCGTGGACGCGGAGCCGTCGAAAGCGGACCTGCAGGCGCGCGCGACCTCTCTCGGCATCGAGTTCAAGGGCAACGCGAGCAAGGCCACTTTGGCCGAGCTCATCACCGCCAAGGAAGCGGCAGACGCCGCGGTCGACGACACGAAGGAGGACTAGGCCATGCAGGGCAGACTTGGACGCTGGTACGAGAGCGTCGAGCGTCGCGCGGATCTCGACCTCGCGAGCGCCGCACGTACCGCAAGCGGGACCGGAACGGCCGTCGTGGCCGAGGACATCTTCGCGATCGCCGCGAGCCTCGCGATCTCGGCGGCGTCCGGTACGACCCCGACGCTCGACGTGCGGCTGGAGACGACCGCCGACGGCGGCGCGACGTGGTACACGTGCGGCACCTTCGCACAGACGGCCATCGTCGCGTCCGAGGCGAAGATGATCGCCCCGATCGGCAGCCAGGTGCGCTGGGCGTGGACGATCGCCGGCACGACTCCCAGCTTCACGTTCGCGATCACCTGCAGCGCGAACCGCGACGACTAGGCATCGGAGGCGGCACCACTTAACGCCGCTCCATGCGCGAGGGCGGGCTCGGGGACATCCCCTGCCCGCCCTCGTCGCGTTCATCCGCTGACACCGCCGCCACGATGGGCTCAAGGCACCACGACCCGAAAGGAATCCGCCATGAGCAAGACTGACTTCGAAGAGGCCGCGGAACTGACCGCGCTGTCTGGTCTCTACGCGGGACTGATCGTCGGCGCGTCCGACCCCGGCACCGCGAACCTCGAGACGGGCACCATCACCGAGGCGTCGTACGCGTCCTACGCGCGTCTCTCCGTCACGCTCGGCTCCAACACCGGCTCGGGCGCGGGCGCGACCACGCGCGCGAACACGGCGGCTCTGACGTTCGCTGCGGTCGCGGGCGCGGGCATCACCGTGCACCGTGTCGGCTTCTACGACGCGGCCACCGCCGGCCACATGCTCTATTTCAACGACGTCGACCTCGCCACCGCCGTGGCCATCGGCGTGAACCCGTACTTCGCGATCGGCGCGCTCACCGTCGGCGAGGACTAGGCGCGCGCGTCACCGTCTCCTAGCCCACTTCCGAAGGAGTCCGCATGAACACTCGCATCTGCGGACGCGCGGAGGTGGGCTAGATGACGCTTATCGAGCGGTACTACTCCTGTGTGCTCGTGGAGGTTCCGGTCGAAGGCGGCGGCATCTTGCAGCCGACGGGCCTCGTCCCCTCCATCGCATCCGAGCCGATGCTGGCCCCCGGCTTCGCGGAGCGCGGTTTCAACGGCGACTCCGCGTATCTGGTCGCGGCAGACGAGGCGGGGTGGGCGGAGTTTGACGCGCTGTACCCGAACCAGTCCGCAACGACGGGCGGCCCGTATCGCCGCAGGTACCCCACGACGGGGCTTCCTGACATCGAGTGGGGTGTCACGCCATGACGCTCTCACTCACCTCGCCGGGCCGCGCGTTCGATGACTTCAACCGCGCCAACGGTGCTATCGGTGCCAACTGGACGAAGGAGTACGCCGCAGGCGGCGACCTCTCTATCGCGGGCAACAAGGCTGTTTCGAGCGCGCAAGACAACGTGTGGTCGTTCAATCCGTTCGGTTCGGCCAACACCGACCAGTTCGTGTCGATGGTCGTCTACTCGTCCGTGAACTACGCCTACAAGTGCCTCGCTCGCTGCGGAGGCACCAACGGAGTCGGTGCGGGCTACCAAGTCCTGTTGTCTGGTTTGGGCAGCCTGTCGGTATGGAACCTCGCCGTTGGCACGCAGATGGGTTCCACGCAGACCGTATCCTCCGTTACGAGCATCGGAATCCGTGTCACGGGTTCGGGCGCGACGACGAAGGTTTCCGCGTTCTACAACGGAAGCATCCACGCGAGTCTGACCGACCTCACCGCCGCTACCTACACCAACGCGGGCAAGGCCGGAGCGTACACGGTCGGGGCCAACTCCTCGATAGACAACTTCGAGTCCCTTTCCCGCGCCAACGTCCTCGTCACCTCGCTTCCCACCGGCTACTACGCACGCCTCACAGACGGCACGAACGTTGTGGATGCGGCGGAGTCGAGCGGCACCGCGACCATCACGCCGTCAACCGCGCAGGGATTCGGCCCGTGGACGCTGCGTATCTACAACGCGAACCCGACGACGACCGGCGTGCAGCAGGGGGCCGACCAGACTGGCGTGTACGGCGGCGACTCGTGGGCCGGCAGCGGGTTCGTAACGACCCAGGCGCTCGCCGGCTCCGCATCCGGCCTCGGTGCGCTCACCTCCGTCCTCGCGCTCCTGCGACCGCTCACGGGCGTCTCGACAGGCGCCGGCACGGAAGCGGCCACCCTTGCGCAGCTCGTGTCGCTTTCGGCCAACGCGACAGGCGCCGGCACGGAAGCGGCCGCGCTTGCGGAGATCCAGGCGCTGACGGCCGCGGCCAACGGCGCGGGCAGCCTCGCCGCCGTGTTCGCGGAAGTCGCGCAGCTGGCCGCGTCCGCGACCGGCACCGGCAACGAGGCTGCGACGCTGACGCAGATTGCCTCGCTCGCCGCCACCGCGACGGGCCTCGGCTCCGAGACGGTCACGCTCGCGCAACTGACCGCGCTCGCGGCGTCGGCCACGGGCACCGGCACGCAGACGGCCATCATCGCGTCGCTCCTGCTGCTCGCCGCCCATGCGACGGGCACCGGCGCGCTCACGGCCACGATGAACGAACTGCAAGCGTTGGCGGCCTCGTCAACGGGCGTGGCCACGGTCACGGCCGTGCAGGGTTCGTACACCGTGCTCCTCAACGCGGCCGCGCTCGGAAGCGGAAGCGCGAGCGCGACGTTGACCGGGCTCCGGCAGATCGCAGCGCAGGCGATCGGCGTCGGCAACGCACAGGCCACTCTCGCGGCGCTGCAAGCTCTCGTCGCGAGTACGGCGGGCGTCGGGACCGAGGCGGCGACGGTAACGGGCGTAGCCGCTCTCGGGGCCGCAGCCGCGACCGGCAACGCCACGGCCACCGCGACCCTGAACCAGCTCGCCTCGCTTGCCGCCGCCGCGACCGGCGCCGGGGCCGTGACCGCAGGGCTCGCGGCCATGCTCGCGATGAGCGGCTCCGCGATGGGCACCGCCTCCGTGACCGCGGACATGAACGCGCTGCTGGACCTCGGAGCGGCCATCGCAGCGGGCAACGGCGGCATGACCGCCGCGCTCGCGAAGGTGACGAGTCTCGCCGCCAGGGCGACCGGCACCGGCTCGGAAGTGGCCGTGATCGCGCAACTGGACTTCACGCATGGCGCGCTTGCCTACAACGCCCGGCTCGCGATCGCGGAACAGAGTCGCGCCACCCTGGGCGTGCTCCCCTCCGCGGACGCGCCGAGCCTCACGCTCCAGGCGGTCGCTGACACCACCGCCAGGATGAGTTACGGAGCCGAGCCGGTGCACGTCATCCTGGAGGCCGGAGAATGAGTCAGATCAAGCAGCGCGTCGTCGGGGTGTACCCGCTCTCGGTGAGCGCCACGACCGAGGACGGGGTAGCCGTCATCATCGCGGAGCCCGTCGGCGTCACCATCTACGACGGTTTGGGGGCCGTGGTCATCAGCGGCGTACCTGACGTCGCCGCCGGCACGCTCACCTTCAGCCTCAACGCCACCGACGCCCCGCGCCTCGACGCGTACTCAGCTGTCTGGACGGGAAGCGTCGGCGGCCAGGACCAGAGCTGGAGCACCGCGTTCGAGCTCGTGGGCGGCTACATCGTCGAGCTCTCCGACATCCGCGGCTACGACCGCGCGTTCGCGGACATCACGAAGTACCCGGACGACTACGTGCGCGACTGCCGCGATCAGATCGAGGAGCAGCTCGAGCAGAACGGCATGTGCGCGTTCCGGCCCCGCGGCGCGCGCGAGACGCTGTCCGGCAACGGCATGTCCAGGCTCGTGTTGCGCAACTGCGACGTCCGCGGCATCTACTCCATCGCCATCGACGGCGTTCCGCTCACGTCCGACGAGCTGGCGGCGGTCC